GTCTGAAACCACTTCGCTGATACACACTGAACACCTACAGCCAGGGACCCTAATAGCCGAGCCAAGTGCCTGAGGCAAGGGAAAGGGGGAGCGATGCTCCGCCTCCAACTCTTGAATCAGACGCCTAGCCCGACTAGATGGGGCTCTTTGTCCGTTGTCTGCAAGTTCGGTGTAGCCGACCCAATCCTGATCAGTGGATAGGTCAACAGCTGGTTGCCTTGTAAATATGTCCTTATATGATCTCCCGCTTTCTTTCATCATTTTATAGAGCTCAATACGACGAGTAACCTGAGTCACTAGGCCAACTGGAATCGAAGACTCCAGCCTGCCTAGCACGTCGGTCAAACCGCCTGGGATGGCGTAGCGCGGCGGGATATAGCTCATAAGCTCCTCCAAGGGTCGAACAAAGGTGCAGGAGTCAGAGGACCTCCACATCTTGAACCAACCCTGGAAGGTAGCGAGCTCCTCCGCCGCCCCCATATTTAGGTCATCCTCGTCGGAACGAGCAAGGGCCCTCCAGAGGGAGGGTCCATAGCCTCCATTCCGACGTTGGAAACCCCATTCGTCATAGAGCTCTTGCGCCTTAGGCGACTCCTCTTCTACTCTCACCTCTAACTTTGCCGCATCCGCCATGCCTTTCTTCACCCAGTCAGGGATCTGCATCGACCTCATCCTCCTCATAGGGGCCTCACCGGCCTCAATCTTCCCACGCAACCACGTGGCGAGTTTCGCTTGCTTATAGCTAACGAACGTCGCTTCGCGGACGCCCTTACCGGGCTTGCCAACCTTGAAAGGTAGGCTGAGCGTATAGGGTAGACCAAGACCGCCGAGGCACTCGGGGATCCACCAGGACATGCCTGGTGGGATCTTCTTGAGAAGGGGGGCCTGCCGTCTGATGAAGACGGTCATCATGCGCCGCTGGCACTCTGGCTCAAAGCCTCGGACAAACTCCCTTGCGGAAGAGCCGAGGTCGGCCCAGTGCCTGGCATCCCCTCCCTTACTCTTTTCTTGAGAGCAGAGAGAGAAATTCCAGTACGGCACCTGAACAAGACCCTTGTCCTGCCAGATGAAGTTCGTCGAATTAATTTGAAGGAACCGGGACGAATAGTAACACTTACCGATGCTCGGGGCCAGACCGGCCTGAGCGGAGAAGCGCTCCCAAAGCGTCTTCTGTTTCGGCGTAAAGTGCATAACACAGTCGTCCCCATTTACCATCAAGGGCATGTCGGAAAATTTTGTTTGAGACTCTGACCAGTCACCCAACCTGTACGCCAAGCCGCAGATTGCAGCGTTGACGACGCACAGGATGGGGAAGCTCAATGGGGATCCCATGAGCTGTCCATTCCATTGGTCAATTACCTTCTTCTCTAACCCATTCTTCTTATCTTCTTTGAAGTGGATCTTATGTCCGACGAGGGCCTTAGAGCCAACTCGCCTGAGCCAGAGGGGTACGTCAGATTGACGGCAAATCTCATTGAATGCGACTCGAGAGAGCGCCTGGCGAAGGTTATCAGTCGCGGCAGAGTAGTCTCCGGAGAGCCACTTCGCCTCTTCCTGTCCGTCTAACTTTACACGGATTTTCTTCACCAAGTACTCATTCAGCACCTCATCTGATACGGGAGCCCCGATCAGTTTGAAGGTGGGGTGCTGGGAGAGTGTTCGCCACATGAATTTTTGTAGGGCCATACAGGAATAGTACTCTAGGGAGGGACCAGCCGTCACCGTGCGAACCTTGAGAGGCTCAAGCAGGAAAGACGGCTTACAGTCAAAGGAAGGACCCAGCAGCACTCGCCGTGCCACCACATCGTGTAGGGGGTGGAACGCCTCTCCACGCCTAGTCAACACCCCACATCTGGGGTGATAAAACATGGCGTCGAGAAACGTGCCAACTCGGAACGACAGAAGTGGCTTGATAACGGCGGCGGCGCCGCTGGCCTTCCTCCCTGAATCAAAGTGGCCGGAGATTGACGGCATCGAAGTTGTGTCTCTGAAGACCCTTCCCCGGAACGTCTCCCCCACCAAATCCTTGATCGAGTCTATTATGGCCGTGTCAAGTCCCTCATGGTCTCCATTTTCGAAGCCTGAGAAATCTTGCACTTTTATCGTGGTCTTTGAGGACATCGCCTTTTCATACTTTAGGCGGGTCTGGAGGACCGCGTTCGGCGTCGGCACAGGAGATCCTTTCTTCATGTTGGCGATGGTGCTTGCATCCGATAAGGCTACGCGGCGCGCCCTCTGGGACGCCCGGGAGCCTCGGACAAGCGACTGTCGCCGTACGTGGAGGAAGGATCGGAGGAACCTCATCAGCGAGGAGGCCCCCTGTGCCATTTTGAACGCTGTCTCTGTCCGCTTCTCTGGACACACCACATCGCTCACGGCCTCTCCCGGATACGGGGGTAACGTTTGGCATGTGATGTGTGAGAAGAGGGACGCGTAGAACCATTTCATGAACGATTCCACGGTACAGCCGCGTGAGAGACTCTCCCAGACCTGGAGAGTTCGATCTGCGACTTGTACGTCGACAGGGTCCATACCGAATGCGTCTGACATGTTGTCAGTAAACCATTTGAAGTGGGCCCGAAGCAGGGCGGCCTTTTCGGCCTCTTGTTGTTGATCAGTGGACATAATACAAGGTCTTTCGGAGAATTGTTGTGCAAAATCCGGGAGGCTACCTACCAGCTAAATACGCTTGCGTATTTCTCGCGTCGTTCGGGTTAACTCTTGAACACG